CCTCTTACCAACGAGGTAGGAGTTATCGTAAATTCGTATTTTTTCAAAATGAACCCTGACCTCTGGTGTGGGAAATATCGTCGTAAACCCTGGCTCATCCCATTTTGTCGCAATCTCATTGGCTGGGCCATCGAGTTTTTAAGAAACATAAGAAAGAAACGTGGCGGTAAGGTGGGTTGGTACGGAACTATCGCATCAGGAGTCTTCTGGGGAAAGGATGGAAAGGTAAAAGTCTCATCTAACTCAGACAGGGGGGAAGAATGCCTAACCGAAGAAGAATCGAAAAATATGCCCGGAAGTGCAGGTCCGAATCGAGATCCTTCGCTAAACTAATACTGGAGAGGCGATTAGAAGACCGCAAAGTCTACAAAGGCAGGAGGTGGAGTCACAAAGATGGAACTCGGAGACCGAATTAAACGTTACGAAAAGACCTTCAGCTTTCAAACCATGAACCGGATGCCGGTGATGATCAGGGTCGATGGCAGGGCCTTTCATAACTTCACCAGAGAACTCGACAAACCCTTTTGCCGACACTTCATTGATGCCATGGTTTGGTCTGCCTGCGATGTAGCTAAGGAAATGCAGGGGTTCAAGGTCGGCTATGTCCAGTCCGATGAGGCGACCTTCTGCCTCACCGACTACGACCGTCTGGAGACCCAGGGATGGTTCGACTACGATCTTTCCAAGATGGTCTCGATATCGGCAGCCCTAATGTCCAGTGCATTCGATGTCCGGTTTAGGTGGGCTACTTCAAAAACAGTATTTGACAGCCGTGCCTTCTCGGTACCGCCTGACGATGTTGTCAACGCTTTCCTCTGGAGGGCGAAGGATTGGGAGCGCAATAGCCTTCAAATGTACGCAAGAACCTTCTTCTCCCACAACCAGCTCTTGAACAAAGGACATGCAGAGATCCACGAGATGCTCCATGGGATCGGGAAGAACTGGACGACTGACCTGACGCCACAGGAGCGTAACGGGACGTTCATTTTTTTGCATGGTCATGAGGGGGGAGAGATACGCACGGATATTCTTCCGACCTACCAGAGCATCAATGCAGCGATAGGAAGGCTATTTGAAAGGGAGTGATATGCCAGCCTGGAATGGTCTTTATCATAGAAATGATTTTACGTTGGATGAGAAGCCAATGACGGCCACGGAGGTTAGCTTTAGGTTGAGCGAAATGGGGAGGTCTGAGGCAATGAAGCGCCTGGAGCAAGTTTTCTCAGATATGGCCGAACAGGTAATCGAGAGAATCATTACCACACCAATCCAGTTTAAGTTTCCTCGATCCAAGAAGAAGCGCATCCGCAAGAAGTGGAGGAAGGACCCGAAGAACTTCAGGAAATTGGTGGATGACGGATTTCCAGACATTCAGATCGTAGGGATGGGGGAGCGACATGATGGGCCATAACAGAGAATATGGTTGGATCAGACTTCACATTCCTCCGAGAGAGGTAAGGAATTTGGATAAGTCCCATGCTTGTGATAATGAGGGATACGCAGTTCCAGATCTTAAGGAATTTTCTCCGCCACGAATAAAATATTTGAGAGAAAAATCCTATGAAAGATACAAAAAAACAGAAGATGGAAAATATCTTGACTCCATCCAGCTTACGGGTGAAGTTGGGAAGATAGAACAAATCCGATGCATTGAGGTTGGGGACGGTCTTTGATGGGAAAACACGCCGTACTTAAAAAAAAACTTGACAAAGGCGAAAAAATGGCGTATGAAGACAAACAAGATAAGTTAATCTCTGTGTCATCGGAGAAGGGTACTGAAGATGGTGCCGGAAAGGTTGGAATAAAACGGGAGGAAGTAATCGATGCACTAAGAAGTTTAGAGGGGGTTAAGCGGAAGCTAAAGAAGGCATTAGATAGCGCGTAAGCGCCTCCCTAACTCTCAATAACACGCGAGAAGCAAAGGGACACTCTGAGAAATCAGGTGTCCCTTTTTTTTGTTTCTAAACATACGCAAATGCGTAAGGATGATTCATGGCGATTGATGAAGGACTTCAAGGAATAGATGATCAGGAACTCGAAGAGAGGGGAGAGGCGGCTCGCAGATATGGTGAGGAGGATCCCGATATCTACGTCGATTTCGCCCACTCCTGTATAGAAGAGAGTGAAAAAGCTAATGTTGGGATCAGATATCTCTGGGATCAATGCTATAGAGCCTATCGTGCACAGATAGATTATTCCGAAAAAGAGGATTGGCAGGCCAAGATGGTGACCGGAGATATGACAGCCACGGTAAAACAAGGTGTAGCCGTGATCCGCAAGGCACTTAGGCAGCCAGACTGGTATTCGATCGAGGGGGTAGGCGACGAGGATAAACAGACCGCCGATTTTTTCAGGGAGGCCCTAAAAATCTGGTTGAACCCACAACATGCACGTATTGATACCGCATTCTGTGACGGATCCGAGCTCGGTTTTGCTATAGGTCAGTCCCATGAGATGATTCCGAGATGGGTCCCAGGTAGAGGATTGGTTTTTTCCCTCGTTCCACCCTGGCAAATTTATCGTGATCCAGATGCGATGCCACGGGAACCACAGTCTGGGGATTATTGGGACCATATGGAATGGCTTGATTTATGGAAGGTTAAAAACCTTAAAGGACGATATGTAAGGCTGGATGAGGTCACAGCCAATGAAACAGCCTGGGGGCAAGAAACTGCGGAGAAACGGGCCCGGAGAAAGGGTCAGTATTACCAAAGGACCACTTTCAGACACGCCGTAAGGGTGGTTGAGCATTGGGGGGTTATTCTGGATAAAGGTGGAAAGCTTCTTCTTGATAATGCCCGGTTTACCGTGGCTGGAGATGTCTTGATCCGGAACCCAGAACCAAACCCCTTTGTTACCATGAGATGGCCAGGGGTATCTTTTTCTCCCCTCCCAGACTTATTCGCGTTTGAGGGACATGGAGTTGTCGAAACCTCTCTTCTCCTGTGGCTGAATACCTGTAACTTGATGAGCCTCCACATTGACGATCTGTCATGGCGGGTCAATAAACTTCGAGAGCTGAACCGGATGGATCTCGAGGACCCCACGGATATAGCGCTGCATCCCGGCAAGACTGTTTTGAAAAGCCAGAATGCGCCTGCGGGCCAACAGGTGGTGAAAGAAGTCTACACGAGTCCATCAACCAACGAAAGTCTTGCCACGCTTCAGCACTGGGATCAGCGCCGGGAGAATTCTTCGTTTGTGAATCAATTCGTAGCCGGCCAACGCGGAACTCGGACTCAGATCACTAAAGGCGAGGTGGACCTGAAGACCAGTCAGAGCATGACCATCTTTGACTCGATAGGAGAAGATATCGAGGAGGGCGCCATCAATGTGATCAGGGCCGCTATTGAGGTGTTGATCCTAAATTGGAATGAATATTCTGATCCAAACGTTACCAGGGTCATGAGCGATAACCCCGCCGCATTAAGATTTGCCAAGATGTCTCCAGAGAAAAGAAAAGAAATGCTTCGCGCGAATTGTGACATTAAAATCTCAGGAATATCGGCGCAGATCAAAAATAGTGAACTTGTGCCACGTCTTCAGTGGATAATGGGAAAGGCCGAGCAATCGGCATTTGCGAAATATTTTAAGCCCTACAAGCTGCTCAAGAAATCAATCAATTCGCTAGGTTTTTATGAGCCTGACTTTATTGTCACGGATGACCAAGCAGAATCCATTGATAAAGTCGAAGAGACCTTGAAAAAAGTGGAAGAGGCAGCCGCTCAACTCGGCGGCGGACCGGAGGGGGGAAATGGTGGAGCTGGCCCGGGAGTGGTCGCCGGTGAGGAAAAGGCTCTACCCAGTAATGAATCTGTAATGGAAGGAGGGGCAGTATGATTCGGGAATACCTATCCGACCTGTTTACGTGGGGCACAACCGGACATGCGGAGGTCCAAAAGACCGTTAAGGGTGATTCGTCTTCGCAAAATGTCAGGTTTGGGGAGATCCTCGGGATCGAGTATATCATCGGAAACGCAACCGAAGACATTACGATGACTGCCATTCTGTACGACCATCACGGTGTTCCTATTCATACGAAGGCAGCCATACCGAAGAATGGGACAACGGTGGAGCGGATGAAATATGTCACCACTGGAACGAATATTCCCATTTTTGGAGAGGGTTGTAAGATCGGTTTGGATCCGTCCGGAGACTCAGGAGAAGTGCCAATCACGGGCAGAGTGCGGATTTATTACGA